CGGCTTGCCGTTGCCCTGTAACGGCGGCGCCGACTGGCCGGTGGTGTCACCCTGTCCGGTTTGTCCGGGTTGATCGGGGCGCCCGTCTGCACCTTGCTGTGTGCCCTTCTGGCCCTGCTGACCGGTGTCGGCCGTGTTGGAGGTGGTCGGGTGTGCGCCCATCACGCCGCCGAGGATCTTTGCGCCCCAACCGTTCTGCGGTGCATCTGGCAGGAATGTCTGCATCAGACCGGAGGCGAGGATGCCGCCGACCTGCGCGCCATAGGTGATGCCGCGGGTCAGTTCCTGCATGCCGATCTGCGCGGCGATTCCCGCGGCCGCGCCGGCGCCCGGTGCCATCGCGTCGCTGGCCATTCCCGCCGCGCCGATCGCGGCACTGACACCCTGCTGGGCGATGCCGAGGATGCCACCGCCAGACAGTCCGAGGCCTTGACCGGTTCCGGTCATCTGTTTGGGTAGCTCGCCAGGGGTCAGTGCGGGATTCAGTGACCCGTTGACGGCCGAACCGGTGGCGCCGGGTGTGCCCATAACGCTGCGCGCCAACATGCCACGGCCGCCCGCCGCGCCGCCACCGGCACCGCCGAACCCACCGCCGGGTCCACCGCCGGCCAGTGACGCCAACCCGAGCAGGCCCGTGCCGCCGCCGGGGGCGAATCCGCCGTAAGTGTCGGTGACCGCGTTGAGCGCACCGAATACCGGCGCGAACGCGAGATCCCCGAGGAACGCCGTCAGGTTCTGCGCGATGCCGCCGACGCCCTTGGACACACCGAAGTCCGCCGCCAGCGGAGCGCCCCAGGATCCGCCGCCACTACGGGAGCCACCGCCAGTGGATGATCCGACCATTGATGCGCGCGATGCCGGATTCCAGTGCGCCGCATGGAAGTCGCCCTGCTTGGCGGCGTCCAGCTCCCCGCGCGCCTTGGTCAACTCCTCGTTTTTGGCCTTGATTTCCTGGTCGATCTTGTCCTTTTCGGACTGCTTGGTCTTGACCGTTTCCTCGGACTTCTTCTCCTCAAGGATCTTGATGTCGGACTCAAGCTTGTCGATCTTGCCTTGCGCGGCGTCGACCTTTTTCGGGTCGGAGGTGTAATACCCCGGCATGCCGTTCGGACCGGTGCCCGCCGTCGCACCCGGCGGCAACCCGCCACCGTAGGCGCTTCCCGGTGCGGTGTAGCTGAAACTTCCACCGCCGCCACCGGTACCGCCGCCGCCACCCGATCCGCCGGCGCCGTCGCCCCAGGCCTGCGGCAGAAACATGTGGTGATCGAACTCCGAGGATGACGCCCCGGCGGCGCCGGCACCGACGACAAGCTTGCCCGCCGGACCGGACTCGGCGTTCTCCCCGTCGGACAATGTCATGGCGGCGTGACCAGAGTTCGGGCCGCCGCCCTTGTCATACCAGCCGACCGAGATGGAACCGGGACCGCCGACGCCGGTCTGGAAGCCCAGCGACGCCAGCCACTGGCCCATGTTCTTGGTGCTCGGCAAGCTTCCCGTGCCGACACCAATAGATGCGGAGATGATGCGCGCCACCATGCCGCTGCAGTCGGTGCGCGCGGCTTGGCTGTACGGGGTGCCCTCCATCATGTGGGCGACCTGCACATCCTGGCCGAGTGGGCCGCCGCCTTCGCGGTGCAGCGCGTCGCGGAACGCATGGACAGCGGAGTGACCGCCCATCGCCTGCACATCAGAATGCGTGAGGACATGCTCGCCGTCGGCGCCCCAGAACAGTGCGGAGTCTTTGCCTTTCGGACCGGGTGCATTCAGCGGACCGCCGCCGGCGCGGCCACCGGCCTGAGGAATGCCCGAGGCTGACAGTGGTCGCGAATCGCCGGGAGTGGCAGGGATGAACCCCGGTGTGGTCAGCTGCGCCGGGTCGATGGGCCGACCGTTCTGGTCGGTATAGGCCACGCGCACCGAAATGTGCCCGTCCGGCAGGTGCTCGATCGTGAAGCCCAGATCCTCAAACTCTTTGACCAGTTCGGGGCTGTTGTCCTTCAGGACGATCTCATGGCTGTCGGGCAGCTCTTTGGTCTTATCCTTGAGCAGTTCCGTCGCCTTGGCGGCGGTGGCCGCGTGTTCGCCGGCTTTACCCAGCGAATCCGCAAGCTTCGGCGCCGTATTGGTGGCGAAATTGAGCAGCACGTTGCCGCCGGTGTCCATGCCGTGGAACAGGGTCTCGGCGCTGTCGGCCGCCCCGCCAAGCTTGCCGCCGGCCTTTTCGATGGCACGTCCGGTTTCGCCGAGCGGACCGGGAATCCATGACGTGATCTTGCCGACGTTGGTCAACTCGTCGGCGAATCCCTTGAGTGCCTTGGCCGACCCTTCGCCGAGTTCGCCGAGCGCCTTCAGGGTGTTGCCGATACCGAAGGAGATCCAGCCGGCCATCTCGATCGCGGCCTGACCGGCGCGAGTGAAGAAGGAGATTAGCTCGGACTGGTGGCCCTGTACCCAGCTCACCAGTTTGTCGAGCATCGGCTGAATCTCGTTGAATAGCGCCGAGGAAACCGGGCGCATCGCCTCGTCGAGGTTGTTGTGGAACAGCTGCCACTTCTCGGCGGTCGTCATCGTCGCGTCGGCCTGCTGTTTGATCGACAGCGTTGACGTGTTCAGCGCCCCGGTCAGATTGTTCAGGTCAAGGGTGCCGTTCTCGATCGCGTCGATGAACGTGGCGCCACCGCCGCGCTGACCCGCGCCGAAGATTTTGGTAGCCAGATTGATTGCACCGGCGCGGTCGCCGGCCCTCTCCAGCTTGTCGATCTCGGTGACGGTGTCGCGAATGATGTCGGCCGGGGTTTTGCCCTTCTCCCCCGGCTTGGTGGAATCGTTGACCGCGCGACTGATCGCCGGTCCGATGGTCTGCAGATTGACACCTGCGGCATCGAGTTGGGTGAAGAATCCAAGTGCCTGCTGCGCCGACATGCCCGAGAATGCCTCGCGCATCACGGTGCCGGACTTACTGAACGTGGCCAGCATCGCGTCGACACTGAGGCCGGTGCGCGCCGATGCGGTGTAGAGCTGGTCGATGAAGCGGCCGGTGTCTTTACCCTCGACGCCGAAGAGCTTTGTGGCTTGCGCCAATTGGTGCATGTTGACCGGCGCCTGGCCGGACTTCTCATCCAGCAGTGTGATCTGCTGCGTGACGTTGGCCAGTTCGTCGCCACTAAGGTGCAGGTTGCGGCTGACGTCGGCGGCGACATTGCCGAGTTGACCCAGGCTGGCCGGCGTCGTCTTGGCCAGTTCGCCGACGGTGTTGGTGATATCAGCCAACCCGCCGCCACTGAGGCCGGTCTGGAACTGCAGCTTCTTGCCGAGGTTGTCCCACTCTTGGCCGATCTCGAAAAACTTGGTTGGGACGTCGGCGATCGTCTCGACGAGACCTTGAAATCCCATCGCCAACGCGCCGCCGACGACGCCGCCGAGTGCTGCGGCGGCCGCGGTGGAGCTGGCGAAGTTGGTGGTCAGCTTCTCGACTGTCTCATTCGACCGAATCGCCTGACCGGCACTTGAGGACATGGCGCCGAAGAGGTTTTGGTGCTCCCTCGTTGCGCCATTGACGGCCGACTTCAGCCGGTCGTATTGGTTGGTCGCGGCCGCTGTCGTGTCGGCGAGCCTGCGCTGCATCTGCTCAAGGCGCTCGGTCTCCCGAACCGCTTGCGAGGAATTGGCGCCGAATTTCTCGACGGCATCGTTGAGCTTGACCTGCTCGGAGCGGACGTTGCCCATCATGTCCTGCAGCGAGCGGTACGACCGCTGATAGCCCGACAGCGCCTTCTCGACGTCCCTGTCGCCCTTGGCCACCGCCGTGGACAACTGGTTGGCGAACTCGGTGCCGGCCTGTCGGCCGTGCTCGGAGAAGAACCGCTTGGCGTCCTCCGCGGCGGTAGCGGCCGAGCGTTCGTCGAGCCGAGCCATCACGTCCAAATAGATAGAAATGGCTCAGCTCCTTCCGAATAATTGGCAACTCAGGTCTTCCTGCAGTTCCTGGCCGACTTCTTCCTCGTCGGCCTGGGCGCGCAGTTCACCGGGTGAAATCCACAGCACCGGCTCGTAATTCGCGCCGTGCATCCCGTGATAGGACGCCCGCAGCTTGGATAGCTCGTTGACGCCGGTCTGGATCATGCGAATCCGTGCCGGCCATTCGCCGTCGCGTTCCGCCTCGGTCTTGAAGGCTGATTCCTCGGGCAGGTGGCGCACCAGCGCCATCAGTTCGCGCGAGGACATCACGCCCCGCCACCAGTCGCCGATGCTGCGGCGGTGATAGCGAGACAGGTCGGACTCAATCTCCGTCGGCCACGACCTCATCAGCATCAGTGCTTCCCGCACTTTTGGAGTCTTGGGCCAGCCGATCGGAGAACTGTCGCTGCATCTTGCGCCAGATCACCGGGATCAGCGTCGTGTTCGGCTTCTCGCCGATCTCCTTGCACTTGGCGACGTAGAGGTCGTAACCGTCCTGACCCCACAAAGCAATAGCGAGCCGCACCGCATATGGCGGGCGAACGAGTTCCCCTCCCTTGCGGTGCGGCTCAATCAGGACATGGTCGACGACAGGGTCGCCGGTGACGGGGTGAACGACTACCTCGCCGGTGATGGCGTTGCGGCGTTCTACCTCGTCGCGGTCGCAGAAACGCAGGGAATCCTGCAGTTCCTCGTACCGTTCGAGTTGCTCGTCGTCCATCAGGCCGGGGTTCGGGATCTCGAACTTCTCGTCGCCGACCTTCAGCCATTCGCTGGCAGCGAAACCGAAGTAGTCGGCGGCCTGCTCGCGGGCCTCGGACGGGGACAGCGCGCGCGGATTACGGGCCATATGTGTACCTTTCGGGCTTGGGCTTGGGCTGGTGTGGGCTTGACCTGCTGCGGGTGACCCAGCCCAAGGCCACCCGCAGCAGGGGTATTAAGCGGTCGCCGTGATCGAGTTCGACGACGTCGAGGTGGTCGCGACGTTGTCTGAACCGGTTGCGGTGATCTGGAACTTGTAGGTGCTCGCCGCGGTCAGGCCGGTCACGGTGAAGACCAGCGTGCCGGTGCCGACGCCGGTCGGGTTGGTGCCCGCACCGAGAGTCGAGCTGGTGTAGGCGCCAGTACCGCCGACCTGCTGAGCCACCGTGTAGGTGACGGTCGCCGGGTCGTAGTCGGTCGGCTCGGCGACGGTGACCGTCGCCTTGGCACCCGACACCGCGGCAGCCACCGGGGCGGTCGAGGAGAACGTCGGAGCGCCACCGGCGCTGAGCCAGCCGGCACCGGAACGCCAGCGCGCGCGACCGGCGGCCAGCGGACGACCGGTGGTGTCCACGAAGTACGGGTCGAGCAGGTCATCGAAGGTGATGTCGAGGCTGTCGGCGCTCTTCTTGTCCCAGGTTCGCTTGTTGACCTTGTCGACGGCGACGCGGGGATGCGGGATGGCGGTGTACTCGGCGCCACCGGCGGTCGCGTCGGCGCGGATCACCAGCAACTGGCGTTCGATCAGTGCGGCGTCGGCCAGCTTGCCGACGAAATAGTTGGACGCGCCGTCATCGACCATCGAGGACAGCGGCAGGTTGTACTCCAGCGCATCGGTCAGGCCGGTGGACTCCAGTGCGACGAAGCTGACCGAGCCGCCTTCCTTCTGGATGTCGGAGCGCAGCGTCTCGTTGGACTGCAGACCCTCGAGCTTGTCGACGGCCATGTCGGGCATGTGATCCACACCCTTGCTGTCCAGCCAGCCGATCAGATACCAGCCCTGATTGGCGGCGGTGTTCTTGATCCACTGTCCGGCGTTGACCGGGTCGGGAACAGCGGCGAGCAGATCCAGGCGAATCTGGCCGTCCTGAGCGAACGGCGAGAACACGCCGGGGCTCATGTTGGTGGTCGAGCCGAAGTAGTCGCGAACGAGGACCGCGACGCGACCGCCGCGGCGAACGCGGTTGGTACGCAGCGACCCGAGGTTAGAGGTTGACCACGGTGCGCCGGTGGAGGGAACAGTGAGTGCCACTGTGATTTCCTTTCGGGAAGGGGTGAGAGAAACCGGAAGGACCGGCGAGGGTTGGGCTGGAGAAACCGTTAGAAGCTGAGCGCGACGCCGAGCTTGTAGCGGGCGATGAACCGATAGATATCCGGCTCTTCATAGTCGAGATGGATCGGCTTCTGCACCGTCTCGACGTATTGAACCGACACCGTCGACCCGTCGGACAGCGTGACCGTTGCCAGTGGATCGTTGGCCAGCAGCAGCATTCGCCGATGGCCTGCATCAGCGAAATCCGATGCGTCGGTGTAGGTGTCGGCGAAGGTGTGCACCGACAGGACCGCATCGTCGGCGTACAGCTCAACATCGGAGCCAGCGACGCGGCTGATCAGCCGGTACGGCAACGGGTCGCCCTGTTTGCGCACGGCATAGCAGGGCTGACCCAGTGGGCGCAGCCACGCGATGGCCACCTCGACGGCATTCGGGGCGCTCAGTGCATAAGTCACCGTCGCCGCCTTCCGCCGTTTCCGCCGTTGCGCCCGGACCGATCGGCCTGCGTGCGTCCCGACTTGAACGCCTCGCTGCGATGCACATTCGCCGCCTCAAAGTGCTTGGCGGCCAGCGCCGCGTCCTCGCGGGAGCCACTGCGGCGGGCATGCTCAAGTTCTTCTTTGGCGCTGCGGAACTTGGACTGTGCGGCGCCGATCTGGCCGTCGTAATTCGGGCCAGATCCGCCGAGTTCGGCTGCAGCCTTGGTGAACGGCGCGTACTCGGGCATGTGCGCCGAGCCGTACTCAATCCACACGGCTTTGATGTCTTTGGAGATGACGCGGGCGACGGGTAGGCCGCCGGAGTCCGACGTTGTCACCCAGGTGATCTCGATGGAGTCGCGGAACTCCCCCACCGAGCCGTCGGCCGGCGACTCGCGCCGCGGCGGTCGGTCACCGAACACCGGGGCGTAGGACTTGACGGCTTCCTGCAGCTGCTCGGCGAGCTTCTGCACTTCGGCGTGGATCTCGGGACTGCCAAAGGCCTTCACGACATCCTCGTGGCTGATGCCGGTGCCGGGGAACGGGTCGGTGCCGATCCCGTGCGCGTCGTAGTTATTGCCGTGGCCGATGATCACGACGAGCGCACCTTCAGGTAGCACTCGGTGTGATGCTGGCGACCGAAGTGATCGACCCATATCGACGGTTCCCCGTCGACGTCGTAGACGATTCCGGTGGTGTAGTAGGTGGCGCCGTCGATCGTGTACGAGGTGTCGGTCTGCTGGGACGTCACCAGTTCGACCTGGCTGGTCGGCGTCAACGGGGCTGATGTTGGGGCGAACAATTCGTAGCGGCTGATCGAGACGTCGGTCAGGTTGCCGACCTGGCGTTCGGTCTGCACCGCCTGCAGCGAACAACTTCTGACCACCACGGGCGGCAGCGCCACCGGCGTCGTCTCATACCGTCCGGGTGCGCCTTCCGTCTTGTTGCGCACGATGACGTTCTGCCGACCCAGGTGGATCTGCGTCACAGCGTCATCCGGCGATACATGTCGAGATCGGAGCGCAGGTCAGGGAACGCGGTCAGCGACAAACCGACTGCGGCGGGCTCGATGCGGGTGCGGCCCGTCGACTGCACCTTGGCCATATCAGGGTTGGCGTAGGCGGCAGCAGCCAGCTCGAGGGCGACCCGCTTGAACACCGACGGCACGACCCGGTAGCCGTGCGAATAAGTCACCGTCACCGGCACGCCGGCGGGCCACTTGAAATACAGTTCGCCGGCGTAGAACGAACCGCCGTAGACGACGCGGTACAACCGGCCGTCGGGGCGCCAGTCATACATCAGCAGCGTCGACGTCGTGTTGGTGGTGACCGGGACCAGTGATTGTCCGGCCATCGACACCGCTGACACCGCAGTGATCGGACGCTCGGGCAGCACCAGGATCTCGCTGTTGTCGCCGTAGACGGTGACCTGATCGCTGTCGACATAATCGACCGACAGGCGCAGGTCTTCGCGCACCGCATCCGATGCCAGTTGCGCCAGCAGGAACGCCGCCGGGTCGTCGCTGTCGATGCTGATCTGCAGCCGCGCGGCGAGTTCGTCAACCTCGAAGAACGGCGCCCCGGTGTAGGCGTAGGGGAACATGTACGGCGACGTCATGTCACACCCTTCTCATGTCAGAGCACGCTCTGGTAAGCGGCTTCCCAGTCGGGCCAGCCGTTCTGGATCGTGTAGTCGGCCGCGACCTGTTTGGCTTTGGCGCCCATGTCGGCGCGCATGTCGGCGTCGTGGATCAGGTCGCGCATCCGCGACGCCCACTCATGGTCGCGGCGGATCAGGTAGCCGGTCACGCCGTCGACGACGAAGTCTCGATACGGTTCGACGTCCGAGGCGATGACCGGGATGCCCAGCGCGGCATATTCCAATGCCTTGATGTAGGACTTGGACCGCGCGAACACGCTCGGTTTCAGCGGGGCCAGGCCGATGTCGAAATCGATCAGCCGGTAGTAGTCGGTGGTCGTCGGGCACCACGGGGTGTGCCGTATCGGCCGACGGATCACGCTGGTGAAGTCGGGGCCAATGAAGTGCACGTCGACGTCGCGGTGCCGGTCGATGGTTTTGCGTAGCCCGTAGGCGCACTCGCCGAGGTCGTACAGATGCGACGCCCCGCCGGCCCAGCCGATGGTCACCTTGTCGCGGCGCGGACGCTCAATGCTCAGCAGTGATTCGTCGATGCGGTTCTTCAGCACCACCACGTTGGGGTTGTAGGTGCGCATCCGTTCGGCCAGTGGTTCGGTGGACACTGTGACCAGGGATGCGACCTGCATGCAGTGCGCGATGCTGTCCTGTGCTTCCGGGCGGCCGTAGGCGAAGGCGACCGGGTTGTGTGTTTCGATCTCAAACGGGTCGTCGTCGAGTTCGTAGACCAGGCGGGAATGCTTGGCCAGGTTGCGCCACCACTGATGGATGGTGACCGGGTCGCTGTGGCCGCCGATCAGCTGACCGACGATGACGTCGGCGCCCTCCGCGGACTGGTCGGACTTCGCGCCACACCAGGACGTCTCATGCCCGTGGCGTCCGAGTTCGTCCAGCGGGAGCCGGATCCGGTAGTAGCCGCCGCCCTCAAACTGTCGGGCGAAGCCTTTGACCTTCAACGCTATTCGGCGGTGTGCTTCGCAGTGGTGCGACGACGCCGGGGTGTGTCGTGCGCCGGTTCGGCGCGATCCTCGCCCTTGGGGGCGACGGCGCGTTCCTCGTCGGTCACGGCGACCGGTTCGGCGTAACGCAGCTGGCAGTAACGGGCGCCCACCTCGTCGGGTACATCAATGATGTCGCCGGGGTTCACACCTTCGCGGCCGTGGAATGTGCCGGAGATCTGGATCTTCATACGCAGACGCATGATTGGGCTCCTGAATGGGTGGTGGTGGGCTGATTTTCGGGTCTCCCCGACGCGCGGACGCAGGATCACTGACACCGCGCGCCGGGGAAATCCTGATGGCCTACTTACGACGCGGCGGTCGAATAGGTCTTGACGGAGCTGGTGTCGGCCAGCTGACCGTCGGTGCGGTACAGCGCGCGGAACGACACCAGATCGGTGCCGAATGCGTACTCGTCGGACCGCTCAAACCGCAGCGGCGTGACGTCGCGGATGAAGTAGCCCTTGAAGTCGCCGAACGCGATGACCGGCTTGGATGCCGCGGTGATCTGCGGCATGTTCGGATCCGGGAACACCGGACGGCCCAGAATGGTGTCCGGCTGGCCGGCGACCAGAGCGGGTTGCCACAGGTACTGACCGGTGGTGTCCTTGAGCTTGCGAACGACCTTGACGGTCTGGTCATGCAGAACCCACGACGCCCGCGGACGGTACTGGGGAACGATGCTGTGGTACAGCTCCACCAGCACGTCGCCACCGATATAGGAACCGCTGGTAGGCAGACCAACGAGCGAACCGGTGCCGGTGGCGGCTTGGACGGCCACAGTGGCCGCGCCGGTGAACCCGGTCGGCTGCGTGGTGCCGGTGCCGGCCACATAGGCGGTGTCGGCGGCGATGCCGATCAGCATGCCGGCCTCGGATGCGACGAAACCGGCCACATCGAAGCCCTCGTCGTTGAGCAGTTCATGGCTGATCTGCACCAGGACGCCGAGCTTGTAGGCGCCGAGGGTGACAGCGGACAGCGTCGGATCGGACGCACTGATGGCGCCACCCTCCGCGGTCCACTTCGCGGTGCCGTAGGCGGTCGAGCGCGGCACGGCGAGCGGCTCGCCCGAGCTGGTGGAGAACACCGTCGGGTTGGCCTGCCGGATGGTGCTGGTGTCGATCAGGTAGCGGTAGAGCTGACCGACGAACGAGGTCGGCAGCGGCACGTTGCTGTCGAGCAGGCTGCGCTGCTCCACCGTGCTGGTCGGCCAGTTGACGTTGAAGCCGGTGCCGGGGCTGGACTTGGCCAGCTTGCGCAGCTCGGCGCCGTAGTCGATGGCCGGGGCGGCGTTCGGGGCGATGCGGGGATCGACCTTGCGGGACTCGAGTTCCTCCATCGCGGCGGCGGCGTCCTTGTCGCGCTGCTCACCCTTGAGGATGCTGGAGATTCGCTCGTCGAGCTTGGTGAGTTCGGCGTTGGCCTCATCCCACTGACGCTCTTCCTCGCCGGTCATGGACCGCTTCTCTTCGGCAGCAGCTTCGGCGACAGCCTTGGCCTGCTCCCAGGTGCTGAGTCGCTGCTCGCGCAGCTTGTTAACCAATGCGCTCATTGCGCACGTCCTTTCGGGGGAATGGTTTTGTATTCGGGGTGTGTTTCGAGGTGGTCGCGGCCTGCCTCGGGTGGTTGTGCGCCACGCGCACGGTGCAGATCGGGGTCGGTGGATGGTAAAGTCCTGCCGATCACCCGTTCTGGCGTTGGGCTGAAATCTGTTAGGCGACGATGGGATCGTCGGCGCGGCGGCCGAGGATTTCCATCAGCGCCGCCGGTCCGAACTTGCCGCTGTAACGGCTCTCGGACTCGGTGGCTTCCGGCTCCACGGTCGGCTCGTCATCATCCGACTCGGACTCGGCCGGCTCGGTGATCGGTTCCAGATCGGGAATGATCAGGCCGCTGCGGTTGTCGGTGCGGATGAAGAAGCTGCGCAACTCGTCGCGCTGGGCGCGCTCAATGACGTCCTCGATCGGGACGTCCATGTGGCGGGCCAGTGACCGCAGGCCGGGGGTGGCCAGTGACCGGACGCCGACGGTGGCATCCGGGTAGGCGGGGTTGGTCACCGGGGCGACATCAATCAGCCGCGCCGACAACAGCATCCGCACCGGGTAACCGGAATCGTCGTGCGACCAGTCATCCTCATAGGCCTGAAACGCGAACGAGCTGTGCGCGATGTCGCCGCGCTCGGTCATCTCATAGACGTCGTTGCGGCACTGTGGGACGTCCACCTCGTACTGCAGGCCGTTGCCGTCGATGCTCAGACGGCACGTTCCGGCGCGGGTGGTGCCGAGCAGCAGATCGTCGCTGTGGTTGAACCGGCAGATCACACCGGGGAAGCCGTCGGCGCGGGACTTGTTAAACGTCTTGGGGTCCAGCACTTCATGGAAGCCGCCGAGGTTGACGCTGCGCTTACCGAACACCGCGGCATAACCGCCGATGGTGCGGGTGTCGCGGCTGCGGACCTCGACGCGCGATCCTTTGGTCTCGAAGCCGCGGAAGTTGCTAACATACAGCATCTCCACATCCGGCGGTGCGTTTCTGAATTCGGGCGCCGACTCCAGCGGGGCGTCTGCCGGCATGTCGTTAGGGGTTGCCTTCCTTGGCTCCCAAGGCGCTTCGGACATGGCATCTCTCCTTGGCATGTTGTCAGTTCTCCAGTGACGCGCGCAGCATCCATGAATGCTTGCGGTGCTGGTCTTGGCGGTCGGCCATGAAGTTGGATAGGCCGTGTTCGTGGTACTGCTCGGCGAGGTCGAACACGGCGGCGAACAGGTCGGCCAGTGCGTCGCTGTCGGCCAGCAGTGTGCGGTAGATGTCTTCCACCGGGACGGTGTCGGATGGCCAGTCCTCAATGATGGTCAGGTCGTCCATCTTCTCCAGGCCCGACGGGACAAAACACTGGCACCTGCGCAGGTTTTCGGCGAAGTCGTCAATGGATTTGCCTACTTCTTTGTAAATCCGATTGAACAGCAGGTGATCCTGGTAGAACAGGCGGCCTTGGACGTTCCAGTGGGCGTTCTGTGTTTTGATCAGGAACGCATACTCGCTGGCGAACGCGGTGCGCAGCGCGGAGAACAGTTCGGCGGTGTCCAATGTGTCAATCCCTCTTGTCAATTCGGCACGCCGATGACGCCGTGACCGTTGACGGCGCGGATTACATTCAGCAGCGACCGCTGCTGGCCGTCGTCTTCGGCTGCGTCGTCGGTTTCGCCGGCGTCGGTGGGCTCGGGCGTGATTTCACCGTCGGAGGCCTGCGCAGTCGCCGTCGCGGCGGCGGCGGGCCGATACGGCGGCACCAGCTCTGATGCCAATCCGCCGATCGGTGGAAGGTCATTGCTGCGCCGCACCTCGTCCTGCGACTTCCACGGCGGCGGCTGATAACCCAGGCTCATCTGATCGACCTGCGCCTTGGTGACCTGATCCATCCGCAGCAGCTCGTCGGTGACGAACTTGACGAACGTCCCGCGCGGGAACAGATTCGACAGGACCGCCTCGAGGCGCACCAGCCACGGTCGCAGCGAGAACGTCAGGAAGTTCAGCGCGTTCATGCTGACCGTGTTGTAGGTCAGGGATCCGCCCGTCTGGCCGCCCAGCATCTCCGCGGGCAGCCCGTAGATCACGGCCAAGTGGTTGGCGGTCAGTTGCGCGGTCTCGACGAAACGCGCCTCGGACGGATTGACGCCGATCGGGGTGTACTCCCAGTCCGAGCCGAGTACCAGGGGCTTGCGTTGCTGCAGCCTCGAGGTGATCCGCGCGGTCATAATGTCGGCGTCTTCTTTGGAGATCTTCTGCGTGCTGTTCTTCAGCGTCCCCGGAGGAACGCCGCCGTTGAGGAACCATGCCGAGGCGTAATCCTGCGCACCCAGGCCGACATTGGCGATCGTCTGGTACGCGCCGATCGGCGACAGGCCGCGCACCTTGTACGGCAGTGCAAACCACGGGATGTGCACGATGTCGGTGCGGTCGATCTGCCGGCCGCGCCAGTACCACAGCGGGTTCATGTAGCTTCCCGGCCCGGTGGAATCACCGGCGGATCCCGAGGTGTCATACGGCGACTGTCCGGCGCTGCCGTCCATGCACGTCACCTGATCGGGGTTGAGCCATTCGACCATCGTCGGGAAGCCGTAGTAGTTGCGCTGCGTCACATAGCCGACGGCGTCGCCCCATAGGCACATGGAGTGCACGGCGCGCTGCAGCCAGTCGAACAGGGTGCCGTTGACCGACGGGTTGACGAACAGCGACGGCGTCGACATTTTCGTCCACACGTCGTCGTTGTCCACGGTGTACAGCGCCGGGGTCAGCGAGGCGATGTTGTCGCCGAGCACGCGCGCGGCACCGAATACCGGCACCAGTGATAGGGCGCGCTCCACGCCGACGGAGACATACGGCGGCGGGCCGCCGGTGTCCCAAGGCCAGCCGGTAAATGATCGCTGCTCGCCGGTCAGGCGCGATAGCAAGTTCATTCGGCTTCTTTCCCGCCACGTTCAGACAGCAATGCCACGCCGGCGCCGGTCACGCCGAGCGCCAACAGGATGCCGCCGGTGATCAGCGCCCACGCCAAACCGGCGATGATCGCCACACCGGCGACAATCAGACCGAATCCGGCGAAGACGCCCACGGCGACACCGAGGCATACTGCCTGTAGTGCGGTCACCAGCGACTAGATGATGTAGCTGTCGGCAGTCGGTGGGCCGTCGGGGAACTGCACCGGGCGCGGTAGGAATGCGTCGTCAGCCGTCAGTTGCGGCGGCTGCACATCCGAGCACATGGTCACCGTCAGCGCCACTTCGGGATCGGGTGCGGTCACAGCGACGTCGCATCCCCGAGACCGGCCTCGATCACGTCGAAGGCTGCGGTGGTGGGTGCCGGCGCGTTGGTCGACGGCAGGCTGGTCGGGGCGACGTAAGGATCCTGATCGACCACCGCGAGATGCGGTGTCGGGGCCGGGTATCCGCCGGGAACGGCATCGCCTCCGGGTGTGGGCACAGTGATGGCCATTGTTCTCCCTTTCTCGGAGTTAGAGGTGATCCCGTTCTCTACCAGACAGAATCAAGAACGGAATATGAGTGATCCAGCAGTCCCCACCGGTAGAACGCTGCCGAGCAGGCCACCAACGGGGAAATGTCGACGGTCTGATCGCGGCGGTCCCATGTTTCGGTTTCGCCGGTGTAGCGGGTGCGCGCATGCGCCAGTGCGGTGTCCAGCTCGCCTTGGCCGACGTGTGCGATCGTCTTGGACTTCACGGCTTCCTGAAACGCCGCGCAGGCCGCGCCCATGTCCTGCGCGCTGAGCTTGACGAACTCCACGCCGGCCTTGATGAGATCGGGTTGCAGAGCCTTGGCCTGTCCGGTGGTGACCAGGCCGACCTCGGCGACATCGCGGGACTCCACCAGCTCGGCCACTTTTGCGGCGACCCAGTCGGTTCCGGGTGCCGAGTAGCACAGCACCAGCGTGGTGTCGTCGACCGACTCACACTTGCCGGCCACCCCGATGCAGGACCATTTGCGGTCCGGTGCGACATCGACCACCAACGCCACCCGCAGCGGCGGTTCGGCGGCGGCCCTGGCCAATCGAGACCAGCGATCCATGTTGAACACGGCAACATCGTCGGCATCCCACACGCCGAGCCCTTCACGCATCCACGACTCGGTGGTCAACTTCTTGCGCAGCCGCAGCATCGACGTCAGCGGGGTGCGATGAGGAAAGCTCGGGTTGGCCTTCGCCCACTGTTTGCGGTCGTCGGGGTTGGACTTCTCATCCGCGCCGCATTCGATCCACACGATGTCGTTGGCTTCCCCAGACAGCGCGTCCTTGCGCATCCGCTGAAACGCCTCAGACGGATCTTCCGGCTTCGGTGGCGTTCCCATGAATAGCGGCAACGCATTCGCCGAGGTGTTCATCGTGGCCAGCATGTTGTCCAGGGCGCGATCGGTCAGGATCTGCGCCTCGTCGCACACCAGCACGTCCACGCCGGCGAAACCACGGCCAAAGCCGCGCTCACGGGCGCCGAACAGGATGCGGGATCCGTTGAGAAACCGGATCTCCTCGTCCCCGGATCCTTTGTAGACCGCGTCGATGTGCGGCATGATCTTGCGGCGCCGCGCGAAACCCTGCATCGACAGGAACGTCTCGCCTGCGGTGCGGGAATGATGCGCCGTCCAGATCACCGTCAATCCCGGCGACAGGGTGCACAGCGCGAACACGATCGCGCCGACCAGATAGGTCTTGCCGACCTGGCGTGGCAGCGACATCCCGATTCCGCCGACCGTGGCGGCGTACTTGCCGTCGAGTGTCTTGGACAGGATCAGCCGTCCGGCGCCGACCTGCCAGCCGTCGAACTCCAGACCCATGTCGCGGCAACGCTTCTCCACTGCGGGCCAGCCCGTCGAGGCGATCCCCGCCGGCTGCACCACATGGCGCGAAACCTCAGATAGCCGAGTCGTCCCACGCTTCGTCGTCGGCTGCGCCATTCTCCTCAATGTCCTGCTTGGTGCGAAGGTCGATCGTCTCGATCTCCTTGGCGATGTCCTGCAAGCGCCGGGTCAGCGCCGCCAGATCCCGCGGCGGGCAGTCTGGGTCGGACACCGCCTTGGCGATCCGTTCACGCATGGCCACCAGCAGATCGCGATGACTGCCGGTGGCGGCGGCCTGCATCACCGACTTCGCGGCGACTGTTTTCGGTGCCGATTCGTCCGGTTTCACTGCGCGCAGGCCAGGTTTGGCGGCCATTCGACACCTCCTCGCCGGTGGTTGATGGGAAAACGCGGTAGATAGATTCTGGCCAC